TCTAAAGCCTATGGTCTATAAACCAGAAGTGAAGGCGGAGCCTGTAGTTGAACGGGTGGTTGAAATGAAACAGGAACCTGTAGTTGAGCCAGAACCAGAAATCGAAACTGCTAATGTTACCGTTGAAAAGGTGTTATATGACCCTAATACACAGGGTTACATTAACTTCGAAGGCAAGCAAACAAGTATCGAGTCATTGAAGACTAGTCACCCACACTTGATTATGCCGACCGATGGTCGTATCCCAACCAAGTTTGACTTTGGTGGCAGTTTCCCACGTGAGTCATTAGCTGGCGACCTGTACATGAGAACGGATACTCGCCCTCATCGCTTGTACAAATTCAATGGAATGGAATGGATTCATGTCAACAAGACAATGAACACTTCTTATTTACAATCCAAGGAATATGTCAGATTCCTGATCAATGCTCTCAACGGAAATCAGTATTTGCCAGAAATGCTTACTGATAATGAAGATGACGAGATTCGTGTGTTTTTGGAACAATTGGATCAATAAACTGTTGACAGTAACCTAGAGTTAGTGATACACTACTAGTATCGTAAATTAACTCTAGGAGTATTCCACATGAAACGTACCGTAACTGCCTTGGCAACCACTGCCGTTATTCTATCACTGGTAGCCTGTGGCTCAACCAAGCCAGTAACGAATGCCGATGAACAGATTCGCAATCAACGATTGTCAACTTCGTTCGTACAAGAGGGCATCAAAATCGAAACTGATTGTGCTTGGTACAAGCCTTGGAAATCTGATGCCGATTGCGAAATCGTATCGATTGAATCTGTTGGTACTGCGGCAACTAACGGCGCTACTACTAACAATCGCAAGACTGCTCTTGTTCACGCTAGTAACAATGCCAAAGCAAATGTCTCTCACTTTATCAGAGAAGATATCACCAGCACTCGGGTGACTTCTACTCTCGCTAAGAACATCGAGAAAGCAAGTGATCGTCTCGGCGCAAAGAACAACGGCGCTGTAGTCGAAATGAGTGACGAAGAGGCCAAAAAGACCCTCAGTGTTCGTGAAAACGCAAACGACACTGCTCACCAACTCACACAGAATGTTCGTGTCAACTCTGTTGCCGTACTCAAAGGCTTCAAAGTTATCAAGCAGGACGTTGTCGGTGATCAAGAAGTAATGGTCACTATTCGCTGGGACAAGCAAAGCGAAGCAACCGCTAATCGCCTCGCACGTAAATTCAGCCAACAATAAGGAGTCGGTATGACTAAACTGATTGCCGGTATTCTGGCATCGTTGTGTCTCATTACTACCGCCCACTCTCAACACCAACTGATAGGCAGTGTCGCACTGTCAGTTGGTCAGTGGATTATCAAAAACAGCAAGAACGTTTATTACGTTCGCATGGAAGCAACTGGTCAGACAGAAGCAGTTGCTCGTAGAGAAGCATTTGCGGCAGCGTGTGAGCAAACGATTGGTTCAGTTGTACTCAGTGAGCGTGAATCTAACAGCAGTGGCGTTACCCGCAATGATGTATTCAATTACAGTAGTTGTATGGTAGATGACTACAAGACGGTCAGCGTGAGTCCATCTAATGATGGTGTTAGAGTAGTTGTTGATATCTGGGCAAGTGACAGTAGAATTGCTAATCGCCTCGAGGCAATGGGCACTGGTAACGGCACCCGAATCGATGGTGAAAAAATCAGACGGGAGTGGGAAAAGGATCAGTCCAAGCATAAGGCCGACCAAGACGGTGTTGCTCTTATGCGTAGAATCCTCGATGATTATCCACGTGCCGCATACACTACAAAAGTCACTAGCACACGGGTAACTAGAATCGATGGCAGACTGGCATTCTCTGTGACCGCTGATATAAAATTAAGCGAACAATACATCACTGCTCTGTCAGAGATAATTGAGCGCACCCGCAGTAGTTCATGGAATACTACTAACGGCAGAGGTGTAAAAGTCTACAACGGACTATTGACTCATACTGGTGGTGTGTGGGCAGACCCTACGATTCAGTATATGTGGGATAGCGCACTTAACCGTCCTGTCAATATGCGACTTACGTTTGGCGGCGGTCACAATCAATACGCTAACTGCTGGATTCATGACAAGCAGTTTGACAGATTCACTGGATATCACAAGACTGGTGGTGTTGTTGACAGAGGATTCCTAATCGTAGATGGCAATCTAAAGATGACAATTACTTACAACTTGATCAATCGGCCCGAGTGGCGATGGAGCGAAGAAAAGTTTATCAACTGGGTATCAGGATTCTCATTGATTGATGCCAAAATAGTTGACAGCGGCGATTGTCCTGTGTAAAATGCACTATATCATACATAGAGATAAGTAATAGATGACTGAAATTCATAAAATTAAAGAGTGCTCCTTCTGCGGCAAACACAAAGATGTTGTCAAGAAACTAATCGTTGGTGAAGGTACTGCTATCTGTAGCGACTGTATCGAACTGTGTACAGACCTGATCAAAGACGATCCTGAACTTGCCGAAAAAACTCCAGAGGGAAATTCACTCTACCCTGATGATATCAAGCGATTCCTTGACCAGTATGTTATTGGACAAGACAGGGCAAAAATGGTGTTCTCGGTCGCTGTTGCTAATCACTACAAGCGTATCAATCACAAGTCTGATAGTCTAACTGTACAGAAGGCTAACGTGCTTGTGCTTGGTCCGACTGGTAGCGGCAAAACTCTACTCGCTAAGACTGTTGCGAAATACTTAGATGTGCCGTTCGTTGTTGCTGATGCTACTTCACTCACAGAAGCAGGCTATGTTGGCGATGATGTCGAAAGTATGATTGTCAGATTAGTGGCCGCGGCCGATGGCGACATTGAGCGGGCACAGCGTGGCATTATCTTCATCGATGAGATTGATAAGATTGCTCGTAAGTCAGAGTCAACATCGATTACTCGTGATGTTAGTGGCGAAGGCGTACAGCAAGCACTACTGAAACTTGTAGAGGGCACACACTGCCGTATCCCTCAAAGTGGGCGCCGTAAGAACCCTGGTAGTGATATGCTCGAAGTAGATACCACAGATATCCTGTTCATTGCGGGTGGTGCGTTCGTCGGCATTGAAGATATTATCGCACGTAGAGAAGATGGACACGGCATCGGATTCAACAGTAAACTAAAAGACAAAGAAAAACAAAAAGAAATTTACATGAGTAAGTTGACACCAGACGACTTAACCTCATTCGGCATGATTCCTGAATTCACTGGCCGATTCACTACCCGTGTACATATCACTGAGTTAACTAAAGAGCAACTTATTCAAATTCTAACCGACGTTAAGAATTCATACATTCAACAGTACGTATACTTGCTAGGCTTAGACAACATTGAACTTGAATTCACGCCCGACGCTATTGAGCAAATCGCGGAGAACTGTTTGAAGATGAAAACGGGCGCCCGAGGTTTGCATTCGGAGATCGAACGGGTGTTGTTAGACCATATGTATAACGTACAGTTGTATCGTAATTCAGGCATCAACAAAATCACTATCACTAAGCAGTTGGTAGACCAGCCTGAGTTGTTGATTAAGTCAGCGTAAAATATTAGTATATTATCATCATAACAGATGATAAATAAATTTGTAGATGCTTCGGGTCTACAAATAAAATCTTGCTTTAATAGGAGAAAATAAAATGAGCAAAAATCAAGTAATAGGAATTGACCTTGGAACTACAAATTCCTGCGTAGCCGTTATTGAAAACGGTCAGGTCAAAGTAATCGAGAACAGTGAAGGCGCAAGAACCACACCTAGTATCGTAGCATACACCCAAGACGAAATCTTAGTTGGCGCATCAGCCAAGCGACAGAGTGTCACAAATCCCAAAAACACAGTATATGCCTCTAAGCGATTGATTGGACGCAAGTTCAAGGAAGACGCAGTACAGAAGGACATCGACTTGATGCCATATACTATTATGGAAGCAAAGAACGGTGACGCTTGGGTCAAAGTAGTAGACAAGGAACTAGCACCGCCACAAATCTCGGCCGAAGTTCTACGTAAAATGAAACAAACAGCAGAAGACTATCTAGGCTATGAAGTTACACAAGCAGTTATCACAGTGCCTGCTTACTTCAATGACTCACAGCGACAAGCAACTAAAGACGCTGGCAAGATCGCCGGCTTAGAAGTGCTACGAATTATCAACGAACCAACAGCAGCCGCACTTGCCTACGGTGTTGACAAGGCAGACAAGAAGGATCGCAAGATTGCTGTGTATGACTTAGGTGGTGGTACATTCGATGTATCGATCATTGAAATCGCTGACATCGACGGCGAGAAACAAATTGAGGTACTGAGTACTAACGGCGATACATTCTTGGGCGGTGAAGACTTCGATCAACGTATCATGGACTACATCATTGCCGAGTTCAAGAAGGACAGTGGCGTAGACTTATCAAAAGATGTACTCGCACTACAACGCCTTAAAGAAGCGGCAGAGAAAGCCAAGATCGAACTATCATCCTCTCAGCAAACAGATGTGAACCTACCATACGTCACGGCAGACGCTAGCGGTCCTAAGCACCTGAATGTCAAGTTGACTCGTGCTAAGTTCGAGTTACTAGTAGATGAACTAATCGAGCGTTCACTAGCACCATGTCGCACTGCTATCAAAGATGCGGGCGTCGATATCTCTGAGATCGATGAAGTTATTCTTGTCGGTGGTCAGACCCGTATGCCGAAGGTACAAGAAGCAGTTGAGCGGCTGTTCGGCAAAGCACCACGTAAGGATGTCAACCCCGATGAAGCAGTTGCCGCAGGCGCCGCTATTCAAGGCAGTGTACTAGCAGGTGACCGCACTGACGTTCTACTACTCGACGTTACTCCACTATCACTGGGCATCGAGACTGTTGGCAGTGTGTTTTCCAGAATGATCGCCAAGAACACCACAATCCCAACAAAGAGATCAGTAATTTTCTCCACGGCAGAAGACGATCAGCCAAGCGTTGATATCAAGGTAGCACAAGGCGAACGTGAACTGTTCAAGTTTAACAAATTACTTGGAGAGTTCAGATTAGATGGTATTCTTCCTGCCCGTAGAGGTTCCCCACAAATCGAAGTTACGTTAGATATTGACGCTAACGGTATTATGAAGATCAGTGCTACCGATCTGTCTACTGGTAAAGAAAATCAAATTACCATCAAATCAGACAGTGGTTTAAGCGAATCTGAGATCGAGCGAATGGTCAAAGATGCTGAAGAAAATTCAAAGGCGGATAAGAACTTTCGTATTGTAATCGACACGCTCAATCGAGCAGAAGGCTTGATCGGTTCACTCAAACGTGATCTAAAGGATATTACCATTACTGAAGAAGAACGTGCTAACTTTGACGATGCTGCCAGTGCTCTTCTACAAGTAGTAGACAGCGTAGATAAGGACAATATTCATACTGCTGACTCAAACGTTGCCGTTAAAGAAGTCAATAAACTAAACATTGCTATTGAAAAACTTCAAGAAGCGGCAGCTCCTATATATGCGGCTAAACAAAAAAAGTCAGAGGAAGAAGGGGAGGCAGAATCCCATAAAAAAGCCGATGATGTAGTTGACGCTACTGTGAAGGAGGTGTAATATGAGCCGTACTCTAACCTTACGATCACTTGATATTCCGAGCATTCACAAGTTCGGTATCGGGTTCGACAATATGATGACTGAGTTGATGCGCATCACTGAGCAACAGCAGACTAACTATCCACCATACAACGTGGTTAAAGTCAGCGAAGATGAGTTCGTCATTCAAGTAGCAGTTGCTGGATTTACTGAGGGCGAGGTGACGATTCAAGTCACTCGCAATATCCTCTCAATCTCTGGCGAGAAGCCTCCGGTTGAGTTGCCGGTTGAATACCTCTACAAGGGCATTAGTGACCGTTCGTTCAAAAAGGAGTTTACTCTTGCCGAACATGTGGAAGTTCAAGGCGCAAAGGTCGAGAACGGCATTCTTAGTATCGGCTTGAAGCAAATTGTTCCTGAGAGCTATGCTCCAAAGTCTATTGACATCAAGTTTAGTAAGTAGTATAATAAATACTATATATACTGGAGGTAAACTCAAATGAGCAAAACGGATACACAAGTAAAAATCAAGCCTAATCTAAAACTAAAAGAGCCTAGCCTTTTTAGAGTGATTTACTTGAATGATGATGTTACTACTATGGAATTCGTAGTTGGCAGTCTGGTAGGATACTTCAACCATACACCAGCAGGCGCCATAGAATTGACACACCGGATTCATAGTGATGGTAGCGCTGTTGTAGCAGTTATGCCACATGAGTTGGCCGAACAAAAGGGCATTGAGGTAACACTTGATGCCGCTGAACAAGGATATCCCCTAAAGATCAAAATTGATCCTGAAGGATAAACAATCCTAGGAGACAGCAAAAAGGGACCACGCGGTCCCTTTTCTATTTCAAAGTAGATTTACTTTGGTGCGGCTGGCTTTCGAGCACGTGGCTTGGCCGGTGCTTTTGGCTTAGCAGGTACTGCCTTTGGCTTAGCTGGTGCCTTTGCCCTAGGAGCACGTGGGGTTTTAGCCTTTGGTGCTGCCTTTGGTTTAGCAGGCTCGACTGCTGGTGTCTCAGCAACTGCGACTACTGGTGCGGCCTCAACAACAGGCGTCACAGGCTCAGGTGTTTCCACTTTGTATGGTGCAGCGTTAACTTCATCAATGTGCTTTTTGCGTGTAAGAACATACGCTAAGCCGGCGATGATGACTAATCCAATAATAATTTCCATGTGTATCTCCTTAAGGTATAGAAAGTAATATTTATGATGGGGTGAAATGGAGTAATAAAAAATCCAATAGCTATTGCTTTGTAGCGTAAATAGTTGTATAATTGACGTATCACATAAAAGGACTATCATGGCACGTGGCGATATAGATAACGATAAAAATTGGGTAGCAACACTTGAAGATAGTGGAATGTATGTATTCATGGATGTAGTTGAGCCCGAAACAATTTCTCCAATCATTCAATGGATTCTTCACCAGAACTATGTAGTAGAAGAGCGCAAGCCAGAATTGCTACTAATGGTGTGTAGTGAGGGTGGTGAATTAGCATCGGCATTCGCCCTCATTGATGTAATGCGCTCAAGTCAAATTCCTATCAAGACGGTAGGTCTAGGTCAAATCGCATCATGCGGATTATTGATCTTTATGGCCGGCACTAAAGGTCGCCGTGTACTGACACCAAACACCTCTATTCTCTCCCATCAATTCTCATGGTCTAACGAAGGCAAGGCACATGAATTGTTTGCCACCGTGCGTGAGTATGATCTCACTCAAAAGCGTATGCTAGAACACTATCGCAGTTCTACTAATCTACCCGATGTTAAAATCAAAGAGTACTTGTTACCAGCACAAGACAGATGGCTAGACGCAGATGAAGCACTCAAACTAGGCATCTGTGATTCTATCTCATATCCTCAACATCAACGGCAGCCTATCAAGACTGCCTCACGATCACCAGTAAAAACCCCAGTAAAACCCGCAACAAAAGTAACCAGAAAGAAAGCAAAATCAAAATGAGTTTAATCCCAATGGTAATTGAGCAAACCTCTAAAGGTGAACGCTCTTATGATATCTACTCCCGTCTACTTCGTGACCGTGTTATTATGATGCACACTGATGTCAATGAACAATCGGCGTCGGTTATCGTAGCACAACTGTTATTCTTAGAGGCCGAGAATCCCGACAAAGATATCAACTTCTACATCAACTCACCTGGCGGGTCGGTAATCGCTGGCTTGTCGATCCTAGACACTATGAACTTTATCAAGTGTGATGTGAGTACTATTGTCATGGGCCAAGCCGCATCTATGGGCTCTCTACTGGCAAGTGCTGGCACAAAAGGCAAGCGTTTTATGTTGCCGTCAGCACGACATATGTTACACTCAGTATCGAGCGGCACCAAAGGAACAGTGATTGATATGAAAGTGGCTTTAGAAGAAACTCTCAAGTTAAATGAGTACTTAACAAATATCTATGTTAAAAATACAGGCAAGACTTTTGAGCAATTAGAAAAAGATATGTCTAGAGATTTCTTTTTATCCGCTAGTGAAAGTGTTGAATACGGTCTGGCAGATAAAATCATTGATAAACGACCATAAAAGTTAATTTATCCAAATCGATTGAAGTTTATTGTCTTTTGTGATAATATTGAATACATGAACATTCATTTATATCACAAAAGGCATAAAATAACTGGTCTAAATTATTTTGGTAAAACTAGCCAAGATCCATTTTCATACGGTGGCTCTGGTAGATATTGGCAGGATCATTTAAAGATTCATGGTGATGATGTAGAAACAATAAGAGTATGGTCATTCACGGAACTAGAAGAATGTGTTGAATTTGCTTTGAGTTTCTCAAAAGAGAATAATATTGTTGAATCTTCTGATTGGGCGAATCTAAGACCAGAAAATGGACTAGACGGTGGTGACACCTTCAAATATATGTCCGAGGAGAGACTTGAAGAAATTAGACAGAAAAGAATTATTGGAGGTCTAAAGCAATATGATAATAATGATAGAAGAAAAATTCAATCTGAGAATGCGAAAACACAATGGAAAAATATTGACTCGGATACTAGAAAATCAATAAATGAGAAAATATCTATTTCAAAACTATCCAAAACTCAAGAAGAGTTAGACGAGATAAACAGAAAAAGACGAGAAACGGAATCTAAGAGAACACCCGAATTCAATCAATCTATCCAAAAAAGAAGATTGGAAACTATAAGAAAAAATTTACCAAATATGCCACTCATTGAGTGTCCTCATTGTGGTAAAAAGAGTAGGAGTGGGTCTAATATGACCAGATTTCACTTTTATAATTGTAAATTTAAAAATAAAGGATAAAAGATGAGCGACGAATTCGATTATGACTTGTATGAGGAAGTCATTCAATCACTGCTTGATGTAATGTGGCGTGATGAGGATAACCTAGAGATCGGCGAAGATATTTCGGATATCCCTAGTGTCAAGATTATCTTTGACGGATACGGTGACCGGGAAACAGAAGACGAGAATGGTGAGTATCTCTATGAAGAGGGCGGCAACCGGAACATGGAGTCATACGCCATCTTTATTCACCGTAACAGCGGCGATCCACAATTCCGTTTCCCGCCACATGATCTAACACCATGGGCACTGATTCATCGGCCAGCAGAGGAAGTTTATATCTGTGCTTGGTACGATGTGGAGAATGACGAATGGATGATTAACTCCATCGATGAAACTAGTGACCACGATATGTCTGACGAAGAACTGATCGAAGTGTTACGCAAGATCAAAGAACACTGGT